GCCGTCCGTGGCCGATTACTTAATATTCGCTGCCGCACAGGCAGCTTAGAAATGTTTGTGGCCGTCCCTGGCCGATTACTTAATATTCGCTTGTCTCAATTTCTTCGTCAGTCTCTAATGACATTTCTGCTATTTCGTTTATCTGATCAGCAAGACTTTTTATGCCGCCGAGATAAAAGCTGACGTGATCTATTCTGCCCTGGCTCGCCCAGTGCATTATTGTTTCAGTTAGAGCTATTTGCTGCTCTGTGAGCGCCTTTATGTTGTTTTTCTTGATTTGCATGCTTTTGCTGTACATGTTGTTCTCCTTTTTTGCCAGCTTTATTGCTGACTATGTAGCTATAATAACACAAATAACGATCAAGTCAAAACAATTAAATCTATGAATAATCAGCTCAGTGATAGATTTTATGTATCGACAGCATCGCGCACTAGATCAGTGATCCACGCAGAAAATGTCTTGCCGTCAGCCGCTGCTTTGTCTTTAGCTGTCCGCATCAGATCCGGAGTCACTCTGACGTGAATGTGCTTGCTAGCGACGACATCGCTTTTTAGTGCGTTCTGCGACCCGAACGGAGCGCCTACTTTTTTAGTTTTCATTTGTTCTCCTTTATCCGAAATTTGACAGTAGCTCATGCGCTTCAACCCCGTATCCGGTGATAAGATTTATGGACGCTTTGATTTTTTCGTATGGCTGAAAATTATCTGATAGCACAGTCATGGCCCTTTCGTGCAAAATATTCATATCCGACCCTCACGCGTATTTGTCAGTTTATCGCCTCCCTGGCCGTGTTGCTATGAATATTTGCGCAGAGTTACAGGACGCGAAAATGTCAGTGTTTTCCCAAGCTTTTTGCTGTTGATTTGATATTCCATGATGCTCTCTTTTGGGCCGGCTTTATTGCTGACTTGTAGCTATAATAACACACATAACTAATGTGTCAACACTTTTAATCAATTATTTTTAATTATTTTTGCTTTTGTATGTAAATCAATAGGTTAGGGTTGATAAAAAAGGCCCCGAAGGGCTTGCTGCAACTAGCGAAAGAGAGGACGCCAGTCGCGCCCCTCGCGGGCGCGTGGATTGAAACAAGCTGCTGGCAACACCGGCATTGTTGCTGCTATCTTGCTCATAATACTCAGGCTGTACGCCGTCAATATTAGCCGCCTCAAGACTATGGTGACCGTCAAGCACAACTCGCACTGTCATCCCATTAATCTCAAACAGAGGGGATACGCAAACCATGTAGTCATTATCATTTGACTTTGACTGTACGATTTCATCGTCTCTGTATCGCTGACTGCTGATTGTTATCATGTCTGTTCTCCGCTTGCTTTGTCTATAGTTGTAGATTACCCGGTCAGGTTATGATTGTACAATTGAAAAAATCTATCGTTAATCGGTTATTGATAGCCATCCTTGGCCGGTGGGTTGAGCGAATGGGTCAGACACCTGATACTCTTCCTGATGCCCTGATCGATTGCTCATACACTCGAAATAGACAAGCATCTTTTGCGCCGCAGGGGTCTGCATTCTCCGGATCTTTTCCATCGCTCGGCGCTCAATATCACCAACAGTAGATCTCGGCGCACCTATAATCCTTGCTATATCCTCATGTGACATTGCCGCGCCCATCAGTGGCGGCCTATTTACGCCTCGAATTGCCATTTCATTCCCCTTGCTGGTTAAAGTAAATATTCGTCATGCGTTACTGCAAAATCCTTTATTGCCTGATCGATCCACGCGCTAGCTTTGGCGCACTTATCAAGCATGGTTTTTTCAATCTCCATATCTCGCTCAAAGCTGGCAATGGTGATCCGGTGGTGCAGTGGTATTGATTCGTCAATGTAGTGTATAGACGGGTCGTCCCAAGGCTTCAGAAGCTCTTCAGGGGTGTTAATAGCACAGTATGCTATCTCCCACACCGGCAGATCAAAGAGGCACATATACCCTCGCGCCTGCCATTCGTAATCCTTTTTTCCCGCCTGATCTTCGGTCAGGGGGAATGTCAGCAGAGACCACGCCACTTTGATGTCCACACCCTTTCTTGACGTTGATGCGATCAGATCCGGCTCCCCCGTGATGATGCCGTTGCTCCGGCGCTCCGATGACTCAACCTTTTTCAAGTCATACAGGAAAACATTGTTATACAGGGCTATGCCTTCGTCCTCGCACATGCGTCCTTTTTCAATACAGCGCACATCGTCCAGAGACTTGCGCACACCGAACATGGTTTCTCGTGCAGCCTCAAGCATTGCCGACTTTGCTGTCTCTGACCATTCAGACCCCTTTGTGCGGGGATTGGTCATGATCTTTGATATTGAGCTGCAACGGATCATGCCCCCACCTCGTCGCCAACCCTGTCTTGCTGCTCGTCAGTCAAAGCAAAATTTGCAATCAGTGCGTCAGCCGTGTACTCCCCTGCGTTGATTTTGTCGATTGCCCTTTTTAGCCGCTCATCGGTTATGGGCTGTTTTTTTGCTTCCGGTTGCTGCCTGCCTAGCCATTGGCCATCCACGTCATCGCCGGTACTGATATTCAGCATCATGCAGATGCCGTAGCGTTTGCCGTAGCTGATCGTGCTGCCAACGGCCTGCACGGCGTTTTTGCTGCCGGATGTGTCGAGAGCAAGAGGTATGCTGGTTTCTTCGCTGTGCCCGTCCCTGTGGCTCAACACAGTGGTTATCCACAGAACACCGGCATCCTGCTTCACACGGAACGTCACGGCAAACCCGAACTCTTGCAGCACTGGCCGTATGGCGTCATTGATATCCTCAAGCTTGGCATACTTGGCTTTGTTGTGGCCTTCGCCATGCTCAATGACTCGCGGCAGCTTGATTTGCATTGCGGCCAGATCGGCAGTGAATTGCTGATTCGCGTTGCGGTTGAGAATTCGTTCCTGCATATCGAGCATCTTTTCAAGCTTGCTGATATCAGAATCCTTATCCATGGCTACGCGCTCTATGACCTGCATTAGCGCGGTTGTTTCTGACTGACTTTCGTGATGGACTATCTCTTTATTGCTCATTGTTGTTACTCCTTTGGCCCTTGGCCGATTACTTGATGCCCTGAAAGGCAATGTTACCGTTTACTGTCGTTAATGATTTCCAAAACCCAATCCGGCGCTGCCTTTTCACTATCGCGCAAAGTCTCCAGCATCCAACGCTCAGTGCTTGACCACTTATCGTCTTTGAGCAATGTGATCGCCACGGCAGCTCAGGTCGCCACGGCAGCTCAGGTCGCCAGTTACACTGATGCCTGCGATATACCTACCAACACCCCAATGCACGTCACACTCAATGCGCAAATCTCCGTCATGCTCGATAACGCCATCTCTGTTGCGTATAGCCAGCAATTCATCCGTTGTTGTGATTGTTTTAACTTCTCTCATGTTATTCTCCTTACCGTTTATTTAGGGTTAATGCCTGATTGCTTATTGACAGTATCGCAAACCCTGTGCCATACTGCAAGCATATTTTATCAATTGAGATAAATAAAAGGTCATAAGGAGGGGTAATGCTAACAGTAGAGACTATGCGGAAAATGCTGGCAGACAGGAATCTGAGGAAGGTTTCTGCGCTTTCAGGGGTAAGCCAGGCAACGCTATACAGGATTATGTCGGGTTCAGATCCGCGGGCAAGCATAGCTAAGAAGCTGTCGGATTATCTGGAGTCAGTAGAGACGCTGGCAAACAGCGATTAAAAATTTTTCCCCATTGCGTTACAAAGATAGGGACATTATACATGAATTTTTACCCGCATCACATTAGCGATTTTAATAATGCTACTCGCCATTTAACACGTGTTGAACGGAGCGTGTACAGAGATGCAATAGAGCGATATTACGACACAGAGTCGCCGCTTTCTGATGATTTTGAGCGTCTGGCGAAACGTCTTTTATGCTTTAGTGATGAAGAAAAAGATGCGTTAGAGTCCGTGCTTTCAGAGTTTTTTACCCTTACTGACGCAGGTTATGTTAACGAAAGGTGCGAGTCAGAGATAGTAAAATATAGAGCAAATACAAGCGCTAAGGCAATGGCAGGGAAGGCAAGCGCGGAAGCTAGAAAGAAAAGATTAACAGAGCGTCAACGAAAATCAACACGTGTTCAACGAAAATCAACACGTGTTCAACGAAAATCAACACGTGTTCATAACCAAGAACCAATAACCAATAACCATAAACCAATAACCAAGAACCATATTCCTGCCCCTACTGTACCAGAGGACGATTCTTTGGTGGATACTACTACAGGGGAGATAATTTCCGTGGGGGGCGAATCGTGAAGCAGCTCAGGCCACGGCAGCAAACCGCAATCGCAATGCTCAGGCAATCCCTTGGCAAAGGCAATAAGCGCGTCATGGTGAAAGCACCCACAGGATTCGGTAAGACGATCATAGCGGCGCACATCATTGACATGGCTAGACAGAAGGGAAATCGGGTTATATTCTGCGTCAATGCTATTTCGCTGGTTGACCAGACAGCGCAGAAGTTTGCTGAGGAAGGCATCGAGGGCATAGGCGTGATTCAGGGTCAGCACGAAATGACCAACTATGCCATGCCCGTACAAATTGCATCGGTTCAGACTTTGCAGCGCAGGAGAAGCATACCTGATGCGGATCTGGTGATAATTGACGAAAGCCATAACTGGTTTAAGTTTTACGGCGAATGGATGAAGCGGTGGGACGCAATTCCGTTTATCGGTTTATCGGCTACACCGTACACAAAAGGACTGGGAAATTATTACCAGGATTTGATTATTCCAGTAACAACAGAGGATTTGATTTCTGAGGGCTGGTTATCTCCTTTCCGCGTATATGCTCCGGCGCACCCAGACTTGACAGGCGTCAGGACTTTGGCAGGAGATTACCACGAAGGCGACTTAAGCAAGGCAATGGACAAGTCGCCATTGATCGCTGACATTGTGACTATGTGGAAAAAATACGGCGAGGACAGGCAGACTCTGTGCTACGGGGTAAACCGCGCCCACGCAAAACACATAAAGCAGGAGTTTGAATCAGCTGGGATACCTTGTGGTTACATAGACTCATACACCGAAATGGACGAAAGAAGGCAGATAGCAAAGCATTTTAAGGATGGTGATATTAGAATAATCTGCAATGTGGGGGTTTTGACTACGGGAATTGATTGGGACGTTAGGTGCATTATTCTGGCTAGGCCAACCAAGTCTGAAATGCTATTTCAGCAGATAATCGGCAGAGGGCTTAGAACGGCAGAGGGCAAGCAGGACTGTATTATTATCGATCATTCAGACACCCACTTGAGGCTGGGTTTTGTTACTGACATTGACTACAAGCATGAAAAACTGTGCGATGGAAAGCCTAAGAAAAAGTCGGAACAAGGGCCAAAGGAAGATCCGCTACCCAAAGAGTGCAGCAAGTGTCACTACCTAAAGCCGCCAAAGGTTCATGTATGCCCCCAGTGCGGATTCAAACCAGAGAAACAGTCAGACGTTGAAGTCGTCGAAGGCGAGCTGTCAGAGCTGAAGCGCAAAAAGTCGAATAACCGTCAGCACACACCGGAGCAGAAAGCTAATTTTTACGCGGAGCTGGTGCATTACGGTCGGCAGAAGGGTTACAAGCCTGGCTGGTCATCAAACAAGTACAAGGAGAAATACGGAGTATGGCCGAACAAGGTTGACAAGCTGCCGCCTAAAGAGCCTACACCAGACACGCTAAACTGGATCACAAGCCAAAACATAAAAAATGCGTACAGGGTCAAGCCAAGACCAAAAAAGGCAGACAAGCCTAAGCACGAAGTCGACAAGGAGTATTTAAGAAAGGTTCGTGACAGGAATTTAGAATCTCTTGCCGGTCTGCGTCAGATAGTGGAGGCGCAACGATGAAAACAGCAGCGGCGGCACAAGGCAAGTGGCTAGGGATACTGAAGCAGCTAGGAATTGAAGAATCATTCTTGCGTAACGTTCACGGTCCATGCCCGTTATGCGGCGGGCAAGACAGGTTCAGATTCGATGACAAGGAAGGAAACGGGACCTTTTACTGCAACGCTTGCGGGGCAGGCGATGGGATGAAGCTGGCGATCCTGTGGACGGGGGGAGAATTTAAGGACGTAGCCAAGCGCATAGACGACATGGTGGGTAATATCAAAGCTCAGGGGTCAGTTAAGCCAAAGTCAGATCCTTCACACAGGATAAATCGTATATGGTCGCAGTCTATTAATCTTGGCGATGATGATCCGGTTACGCGTTATTTGAAATCCAGAGGACTGCCCAAGTGTCAGGCGCTCAGATTGCATGAGGCCCTTGCATATTATGAGAATGGCAAGAAGCAGGGCGTATATCCAGCGATGGTGTCGCCTGTGATCGGCAGTGAGGGTGAGTTGATTACGCTTCACATTACCTACCTGAGCCAAGATGGGAGCAAAGCGAAAGTATCAAGCGTCAAGAAGATTTTGCCGCCAATGGGCGAGACTTCTGGCGCTTGCGTGAGGCTGACAAGGGTTTATGAAAGAATAGGAGTGGCCGAGGGCATTGAAACCGCACTTGCTGCGATGAAGATTTACAGGATACCCGTCTGGGCGTCTTGCAACGCGAACATGATGGAAAAGTTTTTGCCGCCTGCTGGTGTAAAATTTGTTACCGTGTTTTCTGACAATGACGCAAATTACAGGGGGCAAGCTGCGGCGTATACGCTGGCAAACAGCCTGACAGTAAAGCACGGTATTACGGCGGCGGTGGAAATTCCGGATCAGGTTGGCGATTATGCGGACCTATTGTAATGGGGCATCACAGAAAACTACCCCATGAATACGCCAGAGACTACATCAGGGCAAGAGGCAATCCGCAGGAGCAGAAACGAATAATTGAATCAGTACCGACAGACTGGATTGATCTTGTCAGAACGCATGTAACGATAGCAAAGGAGAGGGAGAGGTATAATGACAACCAGAGCAGTAAGAACAGAGGATCAGCGCCAATCGCTAATTAAGCTGATTGAATCGCGCCAGCTTCCGTTCTCAGCGCAAATAAACAAGGGTGCGCCACGATCTATAGAGCAGAATTACCTTCAGCGAAAATGGCTGTCAGAGGCTCAGGAGCAGGGCGATCAAACGGCAGAGGAATACAGGGGATACTGCAAGCTGCATTTTGGGGTAGCGATAATGAAGTCAGAGTCACCTGAATGGGCTGAGAAGTACGACCGTCTGATAAAGCCCCTGAGCTACCCTGAGAAACTGGAAATGATGATGGAACCGATGGACTTTCCTGTCACGCGGCTTATGTCAACGAAAGGCAAGACGGATTATCTTGATCAGATGTATCAGCACTTTACCGGTCTTGGATTTATTTTGACAGACCCTAATTTACGCGGGATGGACGAATATCGAAAGGCAGTACAATGACATATCAAATAAGTTTTAGCGGGGGAATGGGTAGTGCTATCAGCGCAATAATTGCTCACGAAAAAGGGCTTGATTACAATCTGATATTTGCTGACACTGGAATAGAGGACGAAGATTTGCACAGATTCATAGATGACATAGCCAGGGTCTGCAATAAAGAAATAATTAAACTGGTTGACGGTAGGACGCCGTGGGATGTTTACGTTGACAAAAGATGGATCGGAAACAGCAGGACGGCCCATTGTTCAACTGAGCTGAAAACGAAACCTATCAAGAAGTGGCTAGATGAAAATTCAGAATATAATGATCCGCTGGTACTAGGGATGGATTGGTCAGAAATGGACAGGATAGAGCGTGCGCAAAAAAACTGGGATAGGCCTGTTATATCATTGCTGAATCAGTACAACGTAAGCCGAGCCGAGTATGACTTCATTCTAGCTAAGTATCGCATCAGAAAGCCCAGATTATATAAGAAAGGATATGCTCACAATAATTGCGGTGGGTTTTGCTGTAAAGCCGGCGTTTTGCAGTTTGAGCGGCTATTTAGAACTAATCCTGATCGTTACAAGTTCCACGAGGCTGAAATGGAAAGGGCGCTATCTGAAATTGGCCCTACCGCAAAACCCTTCCTGAGGATGACAATAGGCGGAAAGCTTAAGTACTTGTCTCTTAAAGATTTTAGGGAGCATTTAGAGCGCGGAACGCCAGAGTTACCGATGTTTGACGATCACGGCTGCGGTTGCTTTACAGATGATGAATCATGACCGAAATACCGTCAGGAATATCCGCGTACCACTGGAATTATTATCATTTCGGAGTAAAAGCATACGGAGAAGGGCAGGACAAAGAGGAATCTGCTAAAATCAAAGACCCTGTGACTCGGAGCTGGTGGCTCGCAGGCTGGCATGACTCTGATATAGAATCATCGTATAATAAAGAGGCTAAAAAATGTTAACGCGGGCGCATAAAAACATACTGAATTTTGTGATTGGTCATATTGACCGCGAGGGATTTCCGCCGACATTTCTTGATGTCAGGGACGGTATCGGGTACGCATCAGTAAACAGCGTGCAGGAGCATTTTGAGGCGCTGGAGCGCAAGGGTTACATCAGTCGAACGCCGGGCAAGTCCAGAGCGATACGGGTTACCAGAAAGCCATGAGACGATGCAAACAATGCAAGGATCCTATACCACCGGCTGCGAAGTGTACGACGATCACGCAAAAGAAAGGCTTTTGTAGCTTTTCCTGCGAGATTGACCACAAAGCGCCCGGCCCGAATCCTTATAATGCCGCTAAGAAGCCCGCCAGGACAAAAAAGAAGCCTAAGAGCATATCTAGGCTTAGGAATGACGTAGCAGAGCTTGTGCAGAAACTGGTGAGGCTTAAAGCGGCAGATCAAAACGGCATGGTTAAGTGTTGGACTTGTCCTGCTGTCAAACACTGGAAAGAAATGCAGGGCGGCCACTTTATCGAGCGAGCGAAGACGGCCACGAAGATGCTTGAAGAAAATATCCACCCGCAATGCCCCTATTGCAACCAGTGGGGAATGAAGCAAGCAAGCAAGGTGCTGGACTACCGCCGTGAGATGATAAACTGGTATGGCGATGACTTCGTGTCTTGGCTAGAGTCCGAAGCCAAAAAAACCGTGCGGCACACAAGGCAGGAATTGCAACAACTGATTGCAGGATATACAGAGCAAATCAAAGAGCTGGAAAAGATAGTCCCATAATGAGCAATATTTCTAAGCTGCCTGTGCGGCAGTGAACTTTTCGTTTTATAACACTCAACGAAAAACGTCTTTTCTAAGCTGCCTGTGCGGCAGTGAACGGCTGGAAAAGATAGTCCAATAATGAGCAATAGGCCAACCGGCTGCAAAGGAGATTAGACCAATCATGACATTCAAGATAACCTGCCGTCACTGCGGAAACCGCACAGTTGAGACCCAGACAGGCTGCTTTGAGATTAAGCCCTGCTGCTTTGTTGTTCAGCAAATCGGTGCTATAATAGACCCCGAACCAGTGAAACCGTGAATGCGGCGTAGCTGGTGGTATGCGATCCAAAGCTGTGGATGTTGGAGGAAATCCGCTATAAACGCGACTGAATTGACAGTGATCGAATGGGCATAAAAGCACAGATACGGGCGTCTGTGCCGCATACAAACGGCAATGGCTGAAGTCGTTGAGGATTGGGGGTTCCCGGTCGAAGAAGCCAAAAATCTGAGAGTAGCGCAGTCTGGTAGCGTGGTCGGTTTGGAACCGAGCGGTCGCAGGTTCGAGTCCCTGATGCCCCACCATAATAAATGAGAAGAATAATGATTAATTTTAGCGTAGACGACACACAAAGATTTACAATAAAAATGTGGACTAATGACCTGGGGGTGGAAGAAGGCGCAATGCAGCAATTGCGCAATATCGCATCTATGCCTTTCATTCACAAGCACGTTGCTGTTATGCCTGATGTACATTTGGGCAAGTGATCAATGTAAAAGGATAGTTTACCCACGCGCTCCCCACGCGCATTTAGCTGAAACGCTGGCGTTCTCTCCTTCGCCCTGAGCATTGCAGCAAGCCCTTCGGGGCCTTTTTATTATCGATAACACCATCGTTGATAGATTTTTTCAAATATACACCCCATTTGATCTTGTGCAATATAGCAACACCAACAACGCAAAGGAGAGACAAGATGAAAATAAACGAATATCTGAAAGCGCAGCATAAAGAAAGTCAAGACAAATATTTAACTTTTGCAAAACGAATTACCTGCAAAGACGGATTTAGTATTTCAGTTCAGGCTAATGAGTTAGCTTATTGCCGCCCAAGGCATAATATGGCGCACCAGTATAGCGAGGTAGAGTGTGGGTTCCCATCATCAGAGCCAGAGCTGATAATGCAATATGCAGAGGAACAGGAGATACCGACAGAAACGGTTTACTGTTACGTTCCGGTTGAGTTGGTTGATCAGCTTATTGAATCTCATGGGGGTATCGCATGATGCAGTACAAAGCCAAGATCAACGGGCTAACCGCAACAGTATCAGCAACTGTTAATGGGAAGTACTATCCGGCAACTAATTTTGAGCCAGAGGAATTTCCAGAGGCGGAAATAATCGAGGTTATCTATGAAGGGGTGCCGCTGCCAATGCACTTTTGGGATCTGATTCAAAATCAGATTGAGGACATTACATCGCAGATTGATCGAGGGGAGCTGAAACCAAATGAATAATATCTACTACAGAGTCAGACTGCCGGACGGCACGATGTCAGGGTTGTCGTCACTATCAAGCGCTCAGGCCATAGCTGCTGCGCACAACGGGACTGTTGAGGTTGACGAAGCGGAGTTTTTTAACATCCATGGCTGTGAGTGTTCGGAGGAATCATGATAACAATTACACTGCAAAGAATTAAAGATTTCGATCCTTGCAAAGACGGATGGGAAAAGCTGCTAGCGTCAAAAGGTGGCGAAAAAGCTGACATGTGCGCTGAATTTCCAGTGACCGACATATTAAAATCAAATGATTTTGATGACACGCTCTGGGCGTTGCACTGTCTACCCGAGCATAGCAATCTATGGCGAAAATACGCTGTTTGGTGCGCTAAAAATGTACAGCATTTGATGACTGATCAGAGGAGCATTGATGCACTGGATGTGGCGTGGCGACATAGTGACGGCATGGCAACAGATGAAGAGCTAGCTGCTGCTAGTGATGCTGCGATGGCTGCTGCTAGTGATGTTGCGAGGGATGTGTGGGTTGCTGCGTGGGTTGCTAGCGCTGCTGGTGCTGCTAGCGCTGATAGCGCTGCTAGCGCTGCTGCTGCTAGCGCTGCTGGCGCTGCTGGTGCTGCTAGCGCTGATAGCGCTGCTGGTGCTGCTAGCGCTGCTGGTGCTGCTAGCGCTGCGTGGGTTGCTGCGTGGGTTGCTCAAGAACAAAAATTAGTCGAGATATTGACGCTAGGGCGCTGGCCGGAGGAATCATGAAACACACATCAGAATCAATACAGGCAGACATTGAAGCATTTTTTGCAAACCACGGGCATATCACCGAGGTGCAGCGCGGGGCCATGGCTAGGCCTGAAACGGCATACGAGCCGTCATGGCAGGACGAATCACGGCGACATAGTTTTACTATCAGCAGGCAGCGTGATTTATATCAGCAGCCGGTCAATGATGACGGGGAGGCTGTGTTATGAGTGATAAATTTGAGAATGCACTTGAATGGCTTGACGACATTGAAGATGCTGCGTTCGGATTTATC